GGCCGGGCGCGCGGCGGGGGGCGCGGGGGGGGCGGGGGGGGGGCGGGGTGGATGATTAGCCCGCAGCGTTGGTGTCTGCGGTGAAGGTCTTCGTGGTGAGGTCGAAGGTGCCCTTGACGCGGTTGCCCGCGTTGTACACGGTAAAGGGAATCTGCACGCCGGAGGTGTCACCGCCGACAGATTCGGGAACGACCCACACGTCTTCGCGGTAGGCCCATGCCACGGTGCCGTCACTGTTAAGCAGCACGTCAACCTTCGTGGTCATGCAGTCGTCGCCGGTCAGGCGCTCATTGGCGATCTTTGCGAGACGTTCAAACAGCGGGTCGCCGCTGTAGGCATAGAAGGGGTCAACCTCAGACTGCACCTCGTAGCCATTGTGGACGACGTTCTGTTCGCCCAGAATGTTTTTGTTGACCTCAACGTCGGGGTTCAGCTCCTCGTTATACTCCTCAAGGTCCTTGCCGAGACGGGTATAATTCGGGGCGTAGGTTTCCTCGCCCTGCGTCTTGACGCCGAACTTGGCGTCGAGGAAATGGGCAAGATACTTGCGTTCGATTTTCGGCATAATTTCAGCTCCTCAAATATCAAATTCGTTGTTGTAGTCCAGCCGCAGGGCAATGAGCCAATCTTCAACGCCGTCCTGATAGGCGGAATTGAGGTAGGCGGGGCTTGTGCGGCTGATTTTCTTGATGACGCGATTGCCAGCCAGCAGCGCGGGGTATGCGCTGAGCTGGTGGCTCTTGCCGTTCAGTGTGACCGGCTGCCGCTCAAGCCACTTGCCCAGCGCGTCAAGGAATTCCTTGATGCGGATGCGCTGGGTTTCGGATTTTGGGGCGGCGCGATAGACCACATTGAACGGATATTGGCAGACCTGCGTGACGTGTCCGGTGACGTCCTCTGTGCTGCTCTGCAAAGCCGCGCCGGAAATCGGAAAGAATCCGATCCCCGAAGCGTCTGAGAGCGTGGAGAACAGGATGGATTTGTTGCCGGTGGTCAAACCGGGGAACTTGTTCAGCAGGTCAAGAAGAATTTTGCTGACGGCTTCGGAGCCGTCAATGTCGATGACCGTTTTCGACGGCATGGTTATTTACCTCCGATTTTCTCCTTCACGCCGTCGATCCAGAATTGCTTGTTCTGCCGTTTGGCGTGTTCAAACCATTGCGGAACGGCCTGCGGGTTGGAGTATTTCAGCGGCCTGTCGGTGGCAACGAGCTTCGCACCCTTGCGGAAACGCAGGATGTATTCACCGGGGCCTGTAGGGATTTTGCGGGGGCCTTTGCCGGTTACGGAATCCACCATGACCTTACCGCCGTACTGGTAGCGCGCATACGGACCGGGAAAGATGACCTTTTTTCCGTCGTCCTCCGTGTGGGAGCGCTGCTGCAAGCTGCCGGTCAGCAGCGGCATACAGGCTTTGCAGTCCTCAAGCACGCGGTCGCCCAGCCATTGCTGCGCCTCGCGCATACGCTGATCCAGTGCGCGCAGGTCAACAGTGACGTGTACACCGCCGTCAGAGTAGGAGATTTTCGGGAGGTTAGACATTTTACCGCCCTCCGATCTCGAAGTGAGGGAGGAGGCCGTAAAAGCCCGCAGAGCTTATCAGGTAGATACCGTCGCGCTCTGCGTTCAGGGCGTGGTACAGGCCCTCATCGTAGTCGTCGTCGGTCAGCGGCTCGGTGTCAGGCCATGCACCGGCAAAAATGAAATCGCACTCCGGGGCAAAGGTGATGTGCTGCGCCGGATTGTCGCAGCGGGCATACTCCTTCGGCCCCGTGTAGCTTTTCATCCCCGCGCCGGTGGAAACGCGCTTGTCCGCCGTGCAATGGATGATGATGTCCACGGCGTCGGCGTTATTGCCTCCCGCAGTCGTCGCGCTGTTGGCTTTCGTGGTCAGCAGGTCAGCGCCGGAGATGACGGACGGAAACCAGCGCCCGGTTGCGGCGTGGTAATTAAAGACCGTTAGTGTGTCGCGGTACACGCCCAACACCTCCCGCATACAGCAGATTGACGCCGTTTGCATCCGGGATATTTGCCAGATACTGCGCGGCAATGCTGCCGATCAGATTTGTTTGTGCCTCTGCGCTTGTCGCGGCGGCAGCATAAACGGAGCTGTTCGCGCTGCCCGCCGAATAGGAAATGGATTCCCGTCCGGATGAGATAGACGCGACAGCCCCGTGATAGCTTCCGTTCTCCGCCTTCTGCGCGGAAGATGCCCTCCGCTGGACGTCAATCCAGTAGAGGGCTTCGGCAATGGCACAAACAGCCTTCTTGACCTTGACGGCGTGGGCTTCCACAGTCGGAAACGCGAACGTGAGCCGCCCGAAGGTGATTGCGTCCAGCTCGTCACTGGCGCGCTCAAGCCACTTTGGAGCGGTTTCCTCGGTCAGCGTGTCCCCGAAGTAGCCGGAGCCGTAAAACGTAAAGTCTGTGTATGCCATATCAACGCCTCCTTAGTCTTCCTGCACCTCGGCAGCGGGGGCGTCAGTTTCGGCTCCGGCGGGCTTCTTCCGGCGCTTGCCCTCCGCCTTTGCGGGCGCGGGTTCGACGGCAGGGGCGATTTCTACGGCTTCGTAGATGGCCGACCTCTGCATCAGCTCAATGCTGGTTTCGTCGGTGGCCGCTACGATGTTGCCCGATTTCAGATTGCGAAACAGCATAGCGTCCTCCTTACATCAGGCCATAGTGTAGTAGGTGGTGCCAGACGCGAACTCCGTGATGGAGACAGCAGTGTACACACCGTTGGCCTCGGTGTAATACTGAGTACCGGCAACGTAGGTGGTCGCCTTGGTGAACACGCCGGGCTTGAAGATCAGGTCAGGCATGACAACGGTGGTGCCGTAGTGGTAGAACAGCTCGACGCCGTAGGCGTTGGAGAGAGGGATCTTCTCGGCGACATACTGGTCGGCCATGACAGGCTGGGCAACAGCACCGTCAACCAGCAGCAGATAGTTGCAGCCAGCGGGAAGGTGGACGCAGCTATACGCGCGGACGCCGTGCCACACAAGGAATTCCTCGGCGGCGGTGTTCACATTCGCGTTGTTGGTCTGCTTGTCGAGGTCATTACGGATCATGCCGTAATACTTCGGGGACAGAACGAGATGCATCATGGAGCGAGGCACGCCGTCCACGAAGTCATTCTGGGTGGTTTCGCACTCCTGAATGATGGCTTCCAGCTCGTCAGAGATGGCCTTGTAGGCGGACAGGTTCAGCACAGTGGCCTTACCAGCAGCAGCGGCGAAGAACACATTGTCCAGCTCGGCAGCCATACGCAGGATGTGGTTTGCGGAACGACGGTCCAGAACGCCGTCAACGCCGTACAGGCGAACGTCCTTCTCTTCCAGCTCCTCGACGATCTCGCGGTCAGTGTCGATGGCGACAGTGACGGGCTTCGCCTTCACGGCGTCGCCCTTGCCTGCGGTACGCGCGGTGCCATAGTTCTTGGGGGTGGCGTTGACGAAGCGCTTGGCTTCGACGGTGCCAGAAACAGGATCGCCGGACAGGTCCATGTTCTTCATGGAGCCGGAGATCAGCGCCTTCTGGACGCCCTCAATGGTTTTGCCGTACAGCTCGGCAAGATATTCCTTGCCGTCGCTTTCCAGCAGGATGTTCAGTGCGTTAATACGAGGCATAATTCATACTCCTTTGTTTATCAGAAAATTTTGGGCGGGGTGTACTTCTCAGAGCCGGTGCCGGGGTCGCCCGTGGGTCCCGTAAAAGCAGGCGCTTTTTCCTTCTGCTTTGCCGCCTTTTCTGCGGCTTCCTTTTCCTCGGCAGTCTGATACAGACACGCGTCCTTCTGCTTGGCGGCCTTCATAAAGTCGTCAAAGCCGAAAAATGCGCCGTCCTTCCACGTCAGACCGGCGTCCGGAGACATACACTCGGACACAAGAGCCGTGCGGGCAAAGGGAGAAGTGACGCCGTACTCGTCCAGCTTCTTGGTGATCCAGTCCTTCTGATCGCGCTGCGTGATCTCACGGGTGAATTTCTTCTCCGCGTCCTCCGCCTGCGTCTTGTAGGTCTGAATCTCTTGCCGAATCTGCTGCGGGTCGATGCCCTCAAACTTCTTCAGCGTGGTTTCGGCAGTATCGAGACGGGTTTTCAGGCCGTCGCGCTCTGCCGTGAGGTCTGCAATGGTCTTGTCCTTGGCAGCCTTCGCGGCTTCAACGTCTTTCCCGTTGAGCGCGAACACCTGCTTGACCTGATCTTCATTCAGCCCCAGTGCGGTCAGTTCTTCGGTTTTCATATAACCTCCTGTATAACGGCAATAGCAGATATTTAAGACGTTGCAGCGTCTGGCCGTTTTCGGCATTGTTAGGACCGCCGATAGTCCAATTTTGTACCCCTGCCGGAGTTGCACCGGCGATACTGGAAGGGGCATAGAAAAGCAGAGCCTCACAGCACCGGAATGGCGCTGTAAAGCTCTGCTTTGCGATTATTTACTTGCTGCGGGCAGCGGCAATGGATTTCCGCGCGTCCTCCCGCGTCCATTTTGCAATCTGGATGCGGTCGGAGAGACGCTTCAGACCGTTGTCCTCGCAGAACTGGTTGTAGTCCAAATTCTGCTTTTCCAGCAGCTTTGCCGTCCGCGTGTACTGCGCTTCGAGTGTAGCTTTCACGCCCGCGTCCTCCGCGGCCTCAATGGCTGTGCGAAGGCCAACCAGCTTTGTTTTCGTGCGCCGGATGCGTGATTCCTTCCCGCGCTGCTTCTGGCTGAGGTCAAAAGCTCTCTTGTTCTCCTCAGCGTCGAACTGCGCGTATGGATTGTGCCGCGGGTCGCCGGGGCCGAAGCTGTGGCGGCAGTTCCAGCCGCACAAGCCCTCGCCGGTGCCGTACCCCGTGGATTCCACAAAAAGCGGCAAGTCAGCCGTTCGGCCC